CTTGTGACCCATCCTTTTTCTAAAGTCCCGACAACTGCACCAACTGCGAAACAGCTCCACGATGTCCTCTGGTCTGAGATTTTGATGTGGCTCAAGCGGAACAGGCTTCAAGACCTTTATGAGACTCGTCGTGGGAAGCTCTTCATTAGGGGATTCCCTGAGTGGTATGCTGTCGCGCGGACTGTGAGTAAGGACACTCATGAGCTAAATGATACCCTAGCTGGCTTCCATGCTCAACATCTCCTCTTGATCGTTGACGAGGCATCAGGCGTGCCCGATCCAGTCTTCACTGCTCTCACTGGGGCAATGACTGACGAGAACTCCTACATAGTCCTGATCTCCAACCCCGTGTCGACTGGTGGCTTCTACTACGATACGATAACTGACCCAGAAGGGAAGGGCAAAAATTTTCATGTAATGTTCTTTTCTGCAAAGGATTCGCCTTTAGTCGACAAGTCATTCGAGGAGTTTATAATAAATAGGTACGGCGAAGACTCACCGATGTACCGCGCCAAGGTCCTGGGCCTCCCCATAGGACTTTATGACAGCGTAGTCGTCCCTCCAGACGTGTTCGACGAGGTTGTCAACGCCAACAAAGGTTTTGACACTGGTCCATATATCCTCAGTGTTGACGTCGGCGGATCTGGACCGGACGCTACTGTCTTCTGCTACAGGTGCGGAAAGTCGTTCTACCTGTGGGAAACCTTTGACAAGACGGACCCGACCTATGTAAGTGACCGCATCATATCCGTTTGGCAGTCAAAAATGAGAGGGAAGCCCTTCACCTGCATCGTTGACGCACACGGAATAGGCGCAGGGGTTTACTCTAACTTAACAAAAGCAAACAAATTCCCAGTAGTGGGCTTCATAGGCCCTCAAAAAGCCTTCCACGAAGGGATGTTTCACGACAAAAGAGCTGAGGGCTTCTACAAGCTCCACAAAGACTTCCAAACCTTCCATTTTCCGGTCCCACCTCCACAGAGGCTCAAGAAAGAGCTCGCCAACCTCAAATTTGACTACTCTGCTGGCCCGATCAAGATGGAGGACAAGAAATCCTTCAGAAAGCGGCTAGGTTTCTCTCCAGATTTCGCCGACGCAATGATGATGTCCTGTGCTGTAGATGATTTCGCGGCCACTTCTGTTAGCCAAATGGTCACACGTCGAAGTGCATCCATTCTTTCCCGCCTCAAAGCCTCCGGTCGCCCATCTAAATACGGCAAATTCTCCAAGTTCATTCAATAAAACCTTTCACCCATTCAACTCCTTGACAACACTCCTATAATAATGTAGGCTGGCCCCAAGGATAGTTGCACCTAATCTACCTTGGAGCCTTTATGGGAATCTTTTCACGGAAAAAATCAAGCACAAGGGTAACACGCAGAGTCTACGGGAATCTCGGCTACAACGAGCAGCAAAGAGGTCTGCCTGACCTGGAGTTCATGACTGAGCTCTCTCCACCTGAAGGGCTCGAAAAGTACCGCAAAATGGAGAGAAATGACCCAATAGTAGGCGGCCTTCTGCTCCGCATCCGCAACATCCTGCGAAGAATAAAAGTCACGATCTATGGCCCCCATGCCTCCTTCGTTGAGGACCAACTGTTAAACCTCCCGCGAGGAATTGACGGCCTCTGTATGGAAATGTCGTCCGCCCTCACCTTTGGATTTTACATCGGTGAGATGATCTGGGCCGTAGACAACGGGAAAGTGATTCTCACCGATGTAGAGCCAAGGTATCAGCCTTCGATTAATAGGATAAATGATGAGAATGGTGAGGTCGTCCAGTTCACGATGCAAGGGATAAAGAAGATCCCATACACGAAGTGTCTCCACCATGTCTTCATCGAAGAGAATAGGAGCCCATACGGAGTCAGCCTGCTCCGTCACCTTTACAAGCCTTATTACTACAAAGTTTCATGTGAAGCGTCTGAAGCTGTTGGCATCGACCGCGACCTGAGTGGCCTCCCAGTCCTCAAGGCCCCTGAAGGCTTTGACTTCTCTCGTGCTGACTCATCCTCGCCCGACTACGATGAGGCTATAGCTGAAACCTTAAACTGGGCGATAGACCTAGTCTCTAACATCCGTAAAGACTCGCAGCAAGGCGTAGTCCTGCCCTCTGGATGGGAGCTTGAACTCATAAGAGGAACCGGCAATTCGACTCTCGACGTTACCACAACGATTCAGCGGTACAACACAGAGATGGCCGCTGGTCTGTTGGAAATGTTCATGGCTATAGGGCAGGGCTCATCGGCTTCCAAAGGGAACGTTGAAGCTCACTTACGAGACTTCCTTCTATCCTGTGACTCCTACGCTCAGGCGATGGCCGACACGATTAACAACCAGCTTATCCCGAAGATCTGTCAGTACAACGGTTTCAAGAGCAAGCCAACAATAGAATTCTCAACAACAAACGTGTCAGATTTGGCAGCCTTAGCCTCCTTCGTTGCACGACTGGTCAAGAGTGGTGTCATCACACCCACGATCCCGATAGAAAAGGCTCTGCTAGCAATTGCAGACCTCCCTTATAGTGATGATCCTGATCTCCAGAAGGAGGTGCTCCAGTAATGCCGCTCCCGACACCAAAGAAAGGAGAATCTCGCAAGGACTTCATCAACAGGTGCATGAAAGATGAAGTAATGAAGCGTGAGTACAAAGACAGGAACCAAAGGTTTGCGATATGTAACAGTCAATATGACAGGAAAGAAAAAGGAGAAATGATCATGGGCTTTACTCATAACTCTACATTCGCTCCCGATGAGCCACCGTGGAGCGAAGTTGATAAGACGGCACTCCCTAGAGCAGCATTCGCCGATCAAGGAGAGGCTGGCAAAAAGTCTACATGGAAGTACCCCCACCACTGGGTTAAAGGCGGAACCAAGAAAGATGCAAATGGAGTCTGGATCGACGGAAAGATGTACTTGCACAAAGGTGGGCTCAAAGCCGCATGGGCCGCTGCCCAGGGAGCAAGATCGGGACAAAAAGCTCCGCAGCACGTTATAGACCATCTCCAACGCCACCGCAATGCTGTAGGGATGGGCGCAACTTCGATTCTTGTCGATGGTCATTGGCTTATCGAGGAGTCCTGGCTCAAGGTGATGTATGAAGCTGTTATGGGCCGTGGAGATCCGGAGGCTCTTCTAGTCTTTACCTCCTCAGATGACAACACCTACAGAAAAGAGGGGGATGCAGCAATCATAGATGTCGTTGGCCCAATCTTTCACTATGAAAACTTCTTCACCATGCTCGGAATAGGTGTAGCTACAACTGCACTCACAAAACACCTTGATGCTGCTATAGATGATCCAGATGTGTCCAGGATCATCTTGTCTTTTGATTCTCCTGGCGGCCAAGTTGCTGGGATAAATCAACTTAGCATCAAGATAAAAGAAGCCAACGAGAAGAAGCCTGTGATAGCTTATGTCCACGGCTCAGCCGCATCAGGAGCCTACTGGCTTGCTTCAGCAGCATCTGAGATAGTGGCAGATGCGACCTCAATGGTTGGGTCAATTGGAGTCGTGGTCACATACAGAAAGAAAGACAATGACGACATCGAAATAGTCAGTACGGTCTCACCGAAGAAGAGACCAAACCCAGAAACTAAGGAGGGTCGTGACGAAATCCTCAAGGTTCTGGACTCAATAGCTGACGTCTTCGTAGAAACAGTAGCACAAAACAGAAACGTAACAAAGGAGTACGTACTTGAGAACTTTGGCAAAGGTGGAATCCTAGTTGGAAAGGCCGCCTTGGATGTAGGAATGATCGACAAGATCGACACCTTTGAAAACGTGATTAAAGGAGGAGAAAAGATGGAGATAACCAAAGAAATGCTCGCTAAAGAGGCTCCCGAAGTCTTGGAGGAGATCGCTAGGGAGGCCAGAGCAGAGATCGAGGAGAAGTTTAGGAAGGTCAAGACAGAGATGTTTGAGAAGGAGCTCACTAGTGTAGCTGGCGAGGAAGCAGCTAAACTGTTGATGGCTCTGTATGCAGACGACAAGGAGAGTGAGCTTATGGCTATAGCTAAAGAGTTTGCTCGCCTGCAGAACGTCATCGATGAGCTCGGACAGGCCAAGGGCTCGACTGAGCAGACCAAGGCTGAAGATGAGGAACCTTCCATTGAGGAACTTAAACAAATCGCAGATGCAAGAGGCATCTCCCTTGGGGATGCTCGCGTTGAGTACGAGAAAATGAGAAGGAGGGCTTAAGATGGGTTACTTCGAGAAGAATACTGTCAAAACAAGCGTAGTAAACGCCTCTGCTTCCCTGGAGGATAAAGAGGGCTTCGCTGTAGGAATAGATGGAGTGCTAACTGCGTCAACTGGAGACTATGTATATGGCATAGTTAGCTCCGGAAGGCCAGCAGGGGAGGCGTCAGAGATAATTACCCAGGGTGAGTGCGAAGCTGAGGTTAATGCTTCTACTGCAATTACAGCTGAAGACCCACTGACTGGTGGAGCTGACGGAAGGTTGGTAAAGGCTACAATTGGAACCCACCTGATCCGAGCAATCGCTAAGGAAGCTAAGGCATCCGGAACTGGGAAGATCAAGGTTGTCCTATATTAACAAAAGGAGGTAGAAAATGGCTTGGTATGATCAGATAAAGCCAAAGTTCGTTGAGAACGTGGCGAATATATATGCTGTGGAGAATAACTTCACAGCATTTGAGCTCTTTCCCAAGGTGAACTCTAAACAGATTTCGGGGTTCATCGCTACATACACCAAGGCTGACTGGGTGCGTATCGGCACAATTAATGATTATAAGCGTCAGGGTGCTACTGAGAGTCTTGGTGACGACTATGGTCTCGGTGCTCAGTCCTACACCCTTGATGAGTATGCCTTTCATAAGGACATCTCCAAGGATGATAGGAACGAGTACGATAACCCGTTTGACCCTGTGAGGGATGCGACCAGGTTCGTTCTTCATAGGCTGAACAGGGTGCTCCTGCAGAACGTGGTGAGCAGCCTGTTGACTACAAGTGTCTGGGGGACTGACAACGACGAGACCTCGGCCAAGTGGGATGCGAAGTCATCCGGAACTAGCACTACTGACCCCGTAGACAAGGTGATGACATGGCATCAGACCATTGAGAAGGTCACCGGTCTCAAAGCTAATAGGATGGTAATGGCTGCTGACGTGTACTATGCATGTCGAGGCAACACCTTCATCACTGACAGGATGAAAACCACATCCGACAAGGTCGTGACCGTTGATGTCCTTGCAAAGTTGTTCGACGTTGATAAGATCTTTGTGTTCAACGCGACAAACACCGATGCGAGCGACTACATGTTCAACGGTGCTCTACTGCTCTACTACGCTCCTGACAGGCCGAGTAAGTTTGAGCCTTCGGCAGCATACAACGTTACCTATAAAGGTAACAACGGCAACATTTTGACCAAGACGATCCCTATGCCTTGGAGGAATGACTCCCTTAGGGTTGAAGCCTCGGTCAAGACTAAGCCGCTGGTAGTAGCAACTGACCTTGGAGTTTACTGCTATAACCTAACGAGCTAATCATGGCACTAACTGAGTTAGACCTAATGCTAGAAGTTGGCAGTGACGCTCTGGATGATCTGAGCTCAACAGAGAAGTCAGCCATTCTCAGCAGATACGAGAGCGGTCAGGAGACCCTGGCTGCTCTCAAGGTCTTCTCTATCCTGATGAAGAAGTTTAAGCCTACGTATAGGATGGGGAAGATGTATGAGGAGCTCTCGGCTAAGTATGAGCGTTACAGAGATCTGTACAACCTCTACGCGAAGATGGTCAATGCGGGACGAATTGGGAAAGATCCAGATGAGATAACTAATTATGACATCGAGCGCTGGAAATGGCCATCACAAACACGGTAGCAACAATAAAAAGACGGTCATCGACAGGGCATGGATCTTTTAGTAAGACGACTCTTGGGCAGTATTCAATATGGCTTGAGCAGTCGTCTGTATCAGCACAGAGGAGGATCGGCTCAATTCATAATGAGCAAGATGTCCCGCAAGGGATGTTCTTCCTCTTTGATGATATAGACTTGACTGACTGTTACATAACAATAGATGGGACGGACTACCCGATAACTGCTTTTGACAGGTTCATAGACAGAAGTGGGGATTTCCATCACATAGAGGCGAGCTACAGTAAATGATAGGCGTCAAGATAGAGCTAACGCCAGAAGCCAAGCATATCATAAGAAACCTAGAAGGTGCCAAGCATCTGGCCAGGGCGAACCTCCATAAAGCTATGAGCCGTGGTCTCAGGCTCATTGTTGAGGCAGCGAGGAGGAGAGTTAGTGGCCCCAGACCGACTAGACTAGACAGAGTAACGAGCAGGCTGTACCATTCTCTAGGTCAGTACATGATGGGCTGGACGGGAAACGAGCTCCACGGAGCCGTTGGATCTGGTATAGGTCACAAGTCACCTGTCCCCTACTGGGCCGTCCACGAATTTGGCTATTTCGGAATCCAGCAGATCAGCGGGCATACAAGAATGCAAACTCACATATTCGGAGTCCCAGTGACACCATTTCTAGTCCACGTAGCTCCCTATGTAAGAACTATGGACATCCCAGCTAGACCGTACTTGCAGCCTGCTATTGACGCTGTATCACCTACAATTGTGAGGAAACTTGAGAGAGCGGTCATTGATGCAGCTTACGGGAGACAGACCAGATGAGCACAAGGGACACAGTCTTAGACTCGTTCAAAACGTTGCTTCAGGGCATCTCTACAGCCTCAGGATATAACACTGACGTGGTTAAGGTTGAGAGAAAGATGCTCTACTGGGATGCCGAAACTGATTTCCCCGTGCTCATGGTCCTTGGTGGAGAGGAGGAGTTTGAGGACACGCTTGGTGACGTTGTTTACTCATCACTGCATATAAACATAAGAGGGTATTCACAGGACTCAACAGATCCAGAGACAGCTCTTTGCAACATAATTGCAGACGTGATAAAGGCTATTGATTCAACGAGCAACACATACAGAGATTCGACAACTATTGTCAGGCTAGAGACAGACGAGGGTTGGTTTAACTTCCAAGAGCAAGGCTTTGGCTACTTCGACCTTGAAGTCGTAGTCATGTATAGCTTTTCTAAGGGGAATCCATGAAAGAGTGGCCTAAAGATGCTGTTATAGGAATAGCACAGCCGCTGACTTGGCCGTACATCCATTCCTGGACGCACTTGTCCATGATGGGGATGGATAGACCAGATATAGTCATACTTGACACGCCACGAGGAGGGGACATAGCAGAAAAGCGTGAGGCTCAAACCAAGGCTGCAATCAAGCTAGGCTGCACTCATATAGCATACCTCGACGCTGATATGGTTTACCCACGACATGCTCTATGGGATATGATGGAGGTGATCGAAGATGGCCTCGCTGACATGTGCGGAATCGTTTGTTACAGAGGAGCCCCACCTCATGACCCGCTTATATGGGGAGGAGAGGACGATAGACTCCTAGTCCCGTTTAAAGACTATAAGTTCGGAGACCTCGTTGATGCGACCGCTGTAGGGTGTGCCTGTTTAATGGTCAAAACTGACGCTTTAAAGGCTGTGCAACCACCTTATTTTCAGGTCTGCATCGTCAGAGAGAACGAGAAAGTTATAAAACGAGGTGAGGACACCTATTTTACGCGACGATGCACATCAGCAGGTCTCCGGCTCAAAGTCATAACAAAATACGACATTGGACACATAAGAGAAATGCTCATAGATCGCAACGTCTGGCTCATGCAACTACTCATGAGCAAGCTAAAAACGCCTGAAAGGGTTATTGAGTTAGTAAAACAGTTAGAAAAGGAGGAGAAAGATGGGAACTCCATTGATGGGTAGATATGCTTCCGTCAAGCTAGGCTCGGATCTAGTGGCCAACCTTGGGAGCTGGTCGATCGACATAAACATGGATGATATTGACGTGACCTCTTTTGGCAGTGTCTGGGGAAAGAGCATGCCTGGATTCCAAAGGTGGACAGCAACAATTGAAGGTTACTATGACCCAGCAGACACAAATGGGCAAGCTGAACTCCAGAGTGATGCATTGAATGCTACGAAGATCACCGATATAAAGTTCTACATCGACAGTACTAGCTACTGGACACCGGACCTCACTTCAGACTCTGACGCTGGGTGCTACATAAATACTGTAAGCATCAGGCATGATAAAGCCGGCGTCGCAGCTGTGACCTACAACGTTCTAGGTTATGGACCACTGACACTTGAGTAAGTTTCATCATGAAACTTTCTAGGAGGGCACATGCTCAAACTCAAACGTTTTGATAAAGCTGAATGGTTCGACGTTCCAGGAGTAGATGGGGTCAGGCTTCTTATAAAGCCAGCCTCATTCTCCACGGCCACCAAGCTCCTTTCAAAGGCCAAGCGCAAAGCCAAGATAGACGGCGACATAGTTGACGACTATGACGACAGTGCTTTTGCACTGGAGCTCTTTAAAGAGACTTTAGTCGATTTTGAAGGAGTTGAGGCTGACGGAGATCTGACAAAGGACCAAATGAAGGAGCTAATGTACGACTACTCCATCTTTCGCGACTTCGTAGCAGCTAAGTCGCAGGAGCTTTACAGGAAGATAGAAGAGGCTCTGGAGGCAGACCTAAAAAACTAGATGAGCTCGCAGGGTGGATTAGGAATAAGAAGGAGACCAAGTTCTGGTGTGACAAGTGCAAAGAATATTATGGCAATCTGAAGAAAGACCCACCTTGCGAGCAGTGCTTCCCAGGAGTAAGACCAGACAACGTGGACGCTTGGGAAATATTCAAACTGGTAGGAGTCGAACCAACAGCTGAGGGAGTGCTGAAGCTAGCTGAGCTGATAGGTGTCGATGACCCGATTGAGACATTGATGAAGGTCAATAGACTCGCATCGAGGAGCATAAATGCCGCGTGAACAGCAAATAGGATATAGACTCTATGTGAGGGATGAGGCAACTGGAAAGCTAGTTGCTCTCAAAGACTTACTCGTGTCTATAGGCAACCAAGGAGATAGGTCGTCCACCAAAATAAACAGAGGCTTCTCGAAAGCTGACTCCTCAGCATCTCAGTTGAACAGGACACTGGGCAGACTCCAGCGTACACTCGTAGCTATAGCCGGTGTGTGGGTAGCAAGGGAGATGATTCGTGGGCTTGAGAGCTTAGTCAAAGCTGGGGTTGAGTTCAACAAATCAATAGAGCAAACACGAATAGGAATAGCCGCTGTTCTAGCCGCACAGACAAAGCTGATAGATAGTACAGGAAGAGAGCTTGAATCACGTGAAAAGATAATAGCAGCACAGAAGATAGCAACAAAGATCCAACAGGACTTACTGGTTGCTAACCTAAAAACAGCCGCTACATATCAGCAACTCGTGCTCATGTTCCAACAGGCTCTGCCGCACGCGCTAAGAGAGGGATTTAATATAAAGCAAATAGAAGAATTCGTCACTGCAATGTCCCAAGCAGCTACAGCTATGGGCATCCCTCTTAACATGATGGCAGAGGAGATGAGGTCCATGCTTAAAGGCACAATCACTATGAAGAACACTCTAATCGCTGTAGCTCTTGGCATGGATAAGAACGTTATAAAAAGCCTGCAGGGGTCTGGGAAGAAGTTGTTCGATTACCTGATGACCTATTTGAGGGCGTTCCAAGCGTCATCTGACGACATTATGAAATCATGGGAAGGGATGCTCACTAACATGAAGCAGGCATTTAGCATGACCATGGGTGATGCCTTCCAGGACTTCTACATTGAAGGCAAGAGAGCCATGAGCAGGCTCATAGATTACTTCAGATCTGAAGAGTTCAGAAG